GTATGACATCCCATCACTTGATGAGGTAGAGTATTCCTATCTTGACAGTTTACTTACAGCAGGTACAAGCAAGTAGGACACTTTGAATAGTTGCACATCATGAGTGGTTTTACATCACTCAGCGACTATAATAATACTATAGATACAAACAACACTATGAGACAAGTTAAAGGTTGGAACATTGAACTCAGCACAGCACAGTTCGATTATCTTTGTGAAGTCCTAATGGATGCCAATGACGATAGTAAGATAGTCGGCAGAGGTTGGGATATTCAGACATTTGACAATCTTATTGATAATGTTTGTAACGCAAAAGAAACTTACTTATCAAACGGAACAAAAGGAGTTTTAGTCTAATGAGTTACGACACAGAACACTACTATGCACTTCACACTTTCCTTGAAGATGATGAACTTCATAATATATGGAACATTGTGGAGAAAGCAATGAACAGACATGGTTTTGATGTATCAAACTCAGAACTTTCAATGAGACTATATGACCAAGAGTTAGATGAGAACATTGAGCATGACATGGGGAACTTACTATGAGAACCACAGACAAACAATTCCATTTCCTATACTCAAAGATATATGAGTTGGTAGAGTTCGCAGAGTTTGAGATCGACAATGAGGACTTAACAATGGCCACCGATCTTGTCATCAATCATCTTGAATTAGATGAGAGATTCTATCACATCATGGAGGACTAATGCACCTTTTAGTAACGAAAATCGAATTTGACTTTGATGATGGGGATGGAAATCCTGAGTGGCAATTATCTCAGGAAGAACAGAACTTCATCACAGACAATGCACTTGGTCTTTGGGATGTTGAATCAGAAGATGAACTGGTTGATAAAATCTCAGATACAACTGGTTGGTGTATCAGGTCGATTGACTACCAACCAAATGCACCCCATTCACTTACCGCTTTCATGTAATGAGTTTTACTAAAGAACAACTACTGGCATTAATGAACACTATTGATTTTGCCACAGATAATGATGCTTCATACGAAGAATATACCATTTTACAAAGTGGCACATCTGACCTTGAACCCATCAGAGATATTCTCTATAATGAGTACATAACCAGAGGAGAAAATTCATGACTATGACCCCCAAAGAGTTCATGAAAGCAGTTTATGAAATTGCTTATGGCGAAGATGCTTACTTTAGAGGATTTTTCCCAGAGGAAGTTGTTGAGAGACTACAGGAATTTTCAGATGGTTCAAACCCAATTCTCATAGAGGATGCGTGGAATGAAGCAGAGGAACTCAATACATCACTCAGAGAACTATCTGATGCTGATCTTGTTGATTGCAGAGCGGCCTTAATTGACCGAACTAACAGAATCATGAACACTCTTAATGAAATAGGTGCAGAGGAATGAAAACTATTACACTCACAGATGACCAGTTCAACACACTCTTTGAATATGTTGATAATAAAGTAACAACTATTGTTGATACTTCAGTTGACTATCAAGATTCAGAGATATTAGATGAGTGGGAAGATTTATTTGATGTTCATTCTGTTTTAGAGGAAGCAGGTGGATAATGTATCATGCTGATACAGTATTGCTCCTCTCAGAATCGCCTGTAAGCTCCTTGAAATTAGCTTCAGGTATGATAGTATGGCTCCATAAAAGGTAAAATCATGACCCAAAACAGAAAATCACTTTTAACCGAAGAACAGTACAATTTAATTGCATATTGTTTAGAAAACCAGTTTTTAGAGTTCACACCAGAAGAAGAAATGGACTCAGACATCATACTGGAAAATTTAAAGGAAGTAACCGACTTTAAACCAGTAGATAAACTGTCACACTTACACAGGCGAAGAGACTTAGATCGGTTATAATAAGTATATACAAACAAAGGAGTCAAATGCCTAATCATTGCTACAACAGAGTTTCACTCAATAACAATGCGGAGAACGACTCAAAACAGTTTGATGAGTTAGTTGCAAAGTTTTCATCAGAAAGACCATTTTCTAAGATTCTACCAATGCCTGATTTTTCAAAGATCAAAAATGAGGATGGAGAACTACCAGTAGTCAAAGAACACAAAAATGACAAAGGAGAGGTTCTATGGACACATTCAGAGTTTCCGAAGTCTGGTAAATCAGATGAGAGGTGGTATGGTTGGTGTGTCAACAACTGGGGAACTAAGTGGGATGCCTACGACTTTTGTGGTGCTGATGTTGAAGAAGAGTTCGGAACAGCAACATTTGAGTTCAATACTGCATGGGGGCCTGCTGAAGGCATCTATCAGTATATCGTAGATCATTATCCTGATGTGGATGTAAGTTGGTTCTATGATGAGCCAGGTTGCGAAATGGCGGGTTATCTACCCAATTAGCAAACTGTCACAGTTTTACCCATTCTGTTTCAAAATGGGTTATAATAATACTATACACAGGAGTTCCCCGAATGACAAATCTTGAATTTGATGCTCAAACAGTTATGGAGCAAATCCACATGGCAGAGTCAAGGCATATGCAGATGGGTGCATTATGTTCCTATCTACTTCAATATCCTGACATGACCATCAGAGACTTTTTTGCTATGGCAAGTGAAGAGATCAGAGAAGAACAGGAAGAGTTGGGGTATTACGAATGAACACATCAGACGCAAGGGAACAAAGAGCTAACGAAGAGATCAATCTTGAGTTAGAATATGAGAGAGTCACAAAGCAACGCTATGAGGACTTTCAAGAGTGGTTAAACAAATGCCCACTTGTAGTTACTGATTATCAGGACTACACAAATGAATTTGTAGTTACTTTCAACCTTATCGCAGACTAAAATGCCAACAGTTCCAACCTACGACCTACCACAAAGTCCAATACTCATTATTGGATTCTTTGGTATATTTTTCACACTTGTATTATTATACTTTGTGAACAGAGCATATTTCAATAGTCCACTTAATGAGGATAAGAAGTAATGAAAACAGCATTGTTTCTATCAGACTATGATCTATCCACAGTTCATTATCTTTGTAGTTATTATAAGGATAATGCAAACTTGGATATACAGGATGTTGAATACATCAATGAACTACAGAACAGAGTTGACAAACTCATGGAGGTATCAAACTAATGGATCACAACTTTAAAGACATTCTACACAATGTCAATCTCACAGAGGGGCAGATCGGTGTCATTCTATGTTCACTTGAAGCATATACAACTGTCAAAAACTTGGGTACTGAAAACTCAGAGACTCTTGCTGACATTGATGCAATCTTTCAAGAGTTGGAGGGGAGTGTTGATCGGTTCTATAACAACATGGAAAAGAAACAAAAACTGCAACCCACAATGGAGTGGACAGACTAACCATTATCCTTTATAATTAGTATAACACATTCATTCCTATGTCAGAACTTTCAGCACTCAAAGATGCACAATACCATCTATCAAAACTTGAAGGACTCATTAAGAATAACAAGTGGTATTCACATTTGTATTCACACCTTGCAGCCGTGGAGGGAGAACTACAGAGACAGGTTGCACTCTTAGAAAAGGACAAATCCGAAGACATACCCGATACAGAGAAACTCTATGATGTATTAGAAGTCTCTACGAATGGTATGAATCCCCCAGATGCTTCATATACTTCATTAACGAGGGTGGTGGCGGCCCAAAAATATGAGTCTCTATTATCTGAAGGAATCAGTCCTGATGATATAAAAATCAAGAGAGTCAAGTAGAATGTATGAACCACAGGTGGATGACTATGTAGTTTGGACAACTGCACTCGGTATGGTACATGAGGGATGGGTATATTATGTTGCTAGTTCAACAGAACCCAAAAGGGGATGGCCCACACCTGTAAGATACATCACAATCGAAATCGGCACAAAACCGAAACCATACTGCACACTTGCGAATGATAAGATGCACAAAAACATACACGTTTTACTATGTTGTTATGAACATCAATGGAATGAGTTGAGGTATGTAAAAAGACGTAAGAGTAAGTATGATGATACAGAACCCGACATAATAATTGACGAATACCCTGACTACAAAAGTCAAGAAAACCGATACATAGATGTTCAATAATGAAAGACAAAACTTGCGTACTGGTAACTGGTGGATTTGACCCACTACATGAAGGACACCTTGCACTCTTCCGTCATGCAAGGGAATATGGAGATTACTTATTTGTGGGTGTGAACTCAGATAAGTGGTTAGAACGAAAGAAGGGAAAGTCTTTTATGAGTGAGACTACACGTTTGAACATAGTCAAAGAATTGTCATGTGTGGATAATGCGTTGTTCTTTGATGATCGTGATGACTCAGCAAATGATGCCATACGAAAATGTTTAAGGTGGTTTCCTAGAGTACGTTTTGCAAATGGAGGAGATCGTACACAACATAATATACCAGAGTATGAAGAGTTCATGAATAATAACAGAGTTCAATTTATATGGGAAGTCGGAGGAGGAGATAAGAAGAACAGTAGTAGTTCAATTCTTGAGAACTGGAAGAGTCCAAAGACAATAAGATCATGGGGATACTATCGTGAACTGTATGAAGGGAAAGACTTTAAAGTGAAAGAGTTAGTGATTAATCCACATTCAAAACTTTCAATGCAACGACACCAATTTAGGAGTGAGACATGGAATATTGTAAGTGGAAAAGTCAGCATGGGTTTAATTGATATGAATAGAAGGATGCTACATACACAGCAAATTCACTCTACCTTTGAGATACCAATTTTCACATGGCATCAAGGTATGAACTTAACAGGCAATCCAGCCCATATTGTTGAGATTTGGAGGGGAGATAGTGGGCAACTTTCGGAGACAGATATAGAAAGAATCGACTCAGAATCCATACAGAAGTTACTACAGCAGAATATTCACCCAGATTAAGTGTTTTGTATCGTGTTATACCATTATTTGATAAAAAAACATTTAAAAAGGTTATTTTAAATATAAAAGTGTTAATTATATCGTTTGTTAGTCTGTATGGAATCTCTAAGTATTCTGTATAGAATGTGGTCAGACGTTGTGAGTTTAGCGAGCATAGCATAAGGACTTCTCTTTGTCAAGTACAGGGCGAATTTTTTGGTGCGGAGACCCACACAAAACTCATAAAATGTATAAATAATAACTGTCTTTATAGTTGACATTTATAAGAATCTCGACTATAATAAGGTTAATCTAGGCGAGGATTCTAATGGAAGATTACACTCTCGACTATGATATGTCATATAGCTACAGCGACGATCTCGACGATGATTGGTCATACGATCTCGACGAGGACTATGAGCATAATCATCTCGACTATGAGCAGCTAGCATATAGACATTATGCATAACGACACATCTCGACGAGATATGTCATATGTACATGAACACTCGTACACGTTCGAGATATACATGTGCATATGCACTAGATCATAATGTCATATTATATGTGCATATATGTACATGACATATTATACAAAACTAGATTAAGAAGACAAGAAATTCATACTGTATCATAAGTTACATTTAAAATCTATCAGGAATCTGGTGGGATGTCAACGGGTCTTGTGACACTTCTACAACTGGCACACTCGGACTTGACAGCGAATATTACAGAAGATTACGGATAATAATTCAGGGCAGGGGCTGTGGCGAAGATTTTATAGTTCGTACCCCCGAACTTCTTATATTCTTATTATAAGGCAAGAATGGGCCTTTTGGGAACTTGTTGTGCCACTTTTTTAATTGGCACACTGGGGAAAGAAACTCGGTTGAGTCAGTTCCCCTGATATTGCTTTTTGAATCTGGAGGTTCTATCCTAACTTGTTTGCCAAGTCTAATTAAGAACCTTTTGATTCATTTCCCACAAAAACTAATATCCTGACTCAACAATATTAGTATAACCGATTCCGTAGAGAAAGTGTGAAGAAATGGACAGTTTATAAAGTGGCACACAGTTGGTTGTATTCGGGTTGCATATCGTTTATATTAAGAATGTAGAGAAGGGCAGAGAAGAGGGAGACACCGAGTCCGTCGGTCAGTTGCAACTTAGTCCCACTGCTGAAAGCGGAGATCCGCCACGGGAGTTACCAAGGGGTAACTTGATCAACCCAAGAATTATTCTCTACATGGATAGAAAATCTTGGCCGAGTTATTCTATCACAACCACACAACAGAGACTACAGGTAGTGTGCCGGTTTAATTACTGTCACACTATCTCTTTTTTTAGGTGTAATTTCGATTATACTAAGTATGAACCAAAATTAATCCCCTAATTTTATGGAAAAAGATTTTACTACAATCAATGAGAAAAATTATTCACACAACGACATCAACCTTGTTAGAGAATTTTTCACGGAGGAGCAATGGGACGTTATCGACTCAGCACTCTCAGAGTACCAAGATCATGATGAGTCTTATGAGATCGTTCATGAGACACTTGACGTTATTGGTCACGTTTTTAGGAGTGCTTTTTGACATGGAAACAGGTAGAGTTATTTGGACTACAGTTCCAGAGATGGGCGACAAGGTTCGCCCTTGCGTTGTAATTTGTTCTTTGAATGCGGATCGGTTTTTCTATGTGCCATTATCCACAGTGGATTATAACACCTTATGGCAAGTACCCTTGAAGTTCAAAGGCAAAAATGCTTATGCGGATTTGCGTAGATGTTTTACTGGTCAAAAGCCAGGCCGTACTTCACAGAGAGTTTCCACGGATTGTTTAAACGATCTATTGAACTGTTTGAATCATAGGATGGAGGCTCTATGGGCATCCTTTATTGCACATGGTGTGACAGTTACATAAACTGTCCACTATTGGTTGCAATCGGATTACATATCCTTTATATTAAAAGAGTAAAGCAATTCCCCTTTTATTATGCGTCAAATTGAAAGAGACATGAACAGAGCAATCCGCTACAGAAAGAACATGTCAAAGCAGAACACTTCAGTTAGATGCTACAGAGAGGAGATCGAAGTTAGACTTCACGGAAATCTAATCGGCACTGTTGATACAGCATCTAATCAACTACGCATCTTTGATGGTGGTTGGCAGACAGTCACAACCAAATCCAGACTTAATGCACTCATGGATGAGTTCGCCCCTTGCATGGGTGTATTTCAAAAGAACTGGGAGTGGTTCGTATCTGACAGACTAACAGGTCAAGTAGTTCCATTCATCTCAGGTATGACAGTTTAATTACTGTCACATATAACCCCCATTCGTATTGAGTGGGGGTTATACTTATTATATACAAACATTATTCCCCTTTTATTATGAGTACATTACAGAATGAGATGATCTTAGAAAATCTCTATGAAGAAGCACTTGTAGAGTGTGAAGCATCTCAATTTTTCTTAACTGAAGATTTAGAAAATGCCGCACAATTCCTTGCACAGATTCGTTTTGAGGAGTTGGCACAATGATGGAAGCAATCGTATTTTTTGCAATTATTCTTTTCTTTTTACCCCTTTCACCTTTTAACTTCTAATGAACTACGAAGAGATCCTTAAATGCTACGAAGGTGAAACCGAAGAGCATTCAAACACCGCCTTTGAATTTGGCATACAAAACGACCTTTATTACCAACTTTTTTATAGTTATGACTGGAATTGAACTTTTCATCGTGATCGGTGGCTGCTATGCAATCTATACAGTGGGCATGGCTATTGCAACTAACATTGATTACTACTCTACCAATAAGGAGGAGCAGTTAGTCAAGAGGAGACGTGACAGTTAAATATGTGTCACACTCTACCCCGCATAGGGTACAAAAAACCCTATAATAAGAATATAACAAACAGAGGTCTTATGATTAAAGTTGGAACTAACGTCAAATCCAAAATTCATGATGACCTTACAGGTCACGTTGTAATTTGTCAACCACTCAACAACTATGCAGTTATCATGACTGACATTATTGAATACGAAATGATGACAGTTGAGTGCTTCCTATCTGACTTGGAGGTTGCATAATGCCTTTACTTCACATTGAACACCCCGAAGACGCAATCCTTACAGGTGACTTAGACGTACTTAGCTGGATGACAACACCTGGCCGTTTATCCGTGAAGATAGACGGCTCACCCGCCATCGTTTGGGGAACTGATCCGAAAGATGGCCAATTTTTTGTTGGTACGAAGTCCGTATTTAATAAGAAGATCCCCAAGTTAATCAAATCAATTAAGGACTTGGAGAAGCACGGGTACGACGGTGAGCTGTTTGACATTTTGTTTCACTGCTTCCGGTACCTACCACGCACAGAGGCCATATATCAAGGCGACTTCATCGGATATGGCGGGGAGAGTGAGTATACCCCAAACACCCTGACGTATCATTTTAAAGACGTTATCACGGCCAATATTTTGGTGGCACCCCATACCGTACACGTTGGAGACTGGAACCACAGTATTAGAGATACTGCACCAGTACCGCTGAAACAGGGCCAGCTTGAGTCTACTTTATATTGTCACTTCGTGCAACCCAGAGCCTATAGTTGGAATGGGTTTGATTATTGGGATGATGAAGATGGCCTTTGCCGGTTCAATCTACTTGAGAAAGCAAACTTTGCCCGACAGATGGCAACGATGGTTGACTTTGCAACACCCAAAGAAGCAGCAAAACTTAAAAAGGTCATCAACGGTTACGTTAAAAAGCAGATCGACTTTGAGCCTGAATGGTTCGGAATCAAAGAGCGTAACCTTATGAGACTTTGGAAGTTGGTTTATGAAATGAAGTTGGAAATGTTGGCCGACTGTCGCCACGACTCAAAACTTATGAAGACTTCATTTCAAGATGAACTCACAGACAGTGAGGGCTATGTCTTTGATAATGGGTTTGGCACTTACAAGCTGGTGGATCGTAATTATTTCAGTCTTGTAAACTTTATTGCCCATCAGAACTGATCAGTTATAATAAAGGAGTAAAGCAATTCCCCTCTTATTATGAATCAGAAACCTTACACTACTGAAGAGTTCAACAAACAGGCAAAGCAACTCTTGGACTTAATCGCAAAGTGTGAAGAGTTAGAAAACAAGCCCAAATCTGGAGTTGATAAGTTCTTTAATGAGCACTTTCAGATCATAGACTGTAGGTAAACTTTTATTACAGATGCTCGCAATCCGTGGGCATCTGTTTTATAATAGTAGTATAACAAACAATCATTCCCCGATTATTATGAACAAAGCAGAAGCAATCGCTAATAGAATTAAATCAAACGACAACTTTGAGAACGTGGCATATGTATGTTGCGACTGGGAGGAGTTCGTTTTTGAAGTTGCAGAGTGGGGAGTAGACCACATTGCAACAGTTGACTTTGACGACCTAACAGATGAGGACATCTCATTCTTAGATGAGTTCATCGCCTCTTTCGGTTGCTCTCCAAGTCAACCGCACCCTTGCTCAAAGTACGCAGACCCCCAGTTTGCGTAATGAGTATTCATACATTCCCTTTCTTATTCACATTATTCCCCTTTTTATTATTATGTTTAACTATACAATCGAAGTTCCAAATACAAACATCAGAGAGGAGAGATCTTCTTTAGATGAGTGTTGGGATATCTGTTACAACATGGCACAGCAATTCGGATATGCCGAAGTTGTTTTCTATGCACTGAATGGTAACAGAGTGGTGCAGGGTTCTTACAGCGATCAGGACTAACACCCGTTCGTTCGTGGGATCAGCAGTCGGGGGTCGCCCCCCCGCCCCCGTTATAAAAATGCGTGACACCCCTAGTCTACAAAGTGTTACGATTGCGACACAAATATCACACGCACTCAAAATTTTTTTTCGCTATATAAAAACGATGACAGGTTTTCATTATATGCAAAAAAATTCCGGTGGCCAAATTACATCTATAGAGATCAGCAACATATCTGGTGAATATTGTGCTATAATACCGGAGTGGATTATCAATGAAATGGGTTGGTATGAAGATACGAAACTCAGTTGGAAAATTGATGATGGCAATGTAATCATTACCGAAGAAGACGAATGACCTCAAAAACTTATCACATCTATTTGGAAGACAAGTGCTTGTTTAAGAATTTGAATGAAAGTGAGTTTGATATAATATGGGGAAGATTATACAGATCATACTGGAATGGGGATATAACATACTCCGTAATTACGGATACCACGAAAGAAATGGCAAATACATACGAAGAAAGTTCTTATTGACATCGCCTAGATATTGATGTAGAATATAATTATGTAATGAATTAATTATGGCCAAAGGATTTAAGGTGAAAGCCAAAACCCCAGTAAAGAAAGAACCCGAATGGGACTATGAGTTAGCGAAGCAATTAATAAAAGGAAAGAAGATCGTTTTTTGTTTGCCGGGTAGAGGTGTTTCCTACACTTACCTTAAGAACTTTGTACAACTTTGTTTTGATATTGTACAGAATGGTGGAGGTATTCAGATATCTCAGGATTATTCTTCGATGGTAAATTTCGCCCGTTGTAAATGTTTGGGTGCAAATGTTCTCCGAGGGCCTAATCAATTACCTTGGGATGGTAAGTTAGAATACGATTGGCAATTATGGATTGATTCTGATATCGTTTTTAGTACAGAGAAGTTCTGGCAGTTAATCTTAAATTCAACTCCAAAAGATGCAATTACATATCAGGATGTGATTCAACCTTTAAGAAATGAGAAAGGTGAACCAATACTTGATGAAGAAGGAAAAGAGAGAACCACTGTAGTTGGTCAACAACTTGTAATTGATGAAAGTAAGCAAAGACCTATCGTATCAGGTTGGTATTGTACTGAAGATGGTCGTACTACATCAGTTGCACATTGGTTAGATGAAGAGGACTTCTCAAACAATGGTGGTGTGATGAATCATGAAACACTCGATAGTATACAGAAGCGTACCAAACCTTTCACTGTGGACTATGCAGGTTTCGGTTGGTTATTAATACAGAAGGGTGTATTTGAAGACTTTGATGAAAATGGTAAGAAAAAGATCGAGTATCCTTGGTTTGCTCCGAAGATGCAGGTCTTTGAGTCAGGTACTGTACAGGATATGTGTGGCGAAGATGTCTCGTTCTGTCTCGATGCCAAAGAGGCTGGATTTGAGATATGGTGTGATCCACGTATTCGTGTAGGTCATGAAAAGACGAGGATTATTTAATGATTGCAATCATCTCAATCTTGTTGATCATGGCAATATTGTACGTATTATTAAGGTACTATGATCCGCATGCATAGAACTAAGTACACGATACTTAAGAATGGAGAGGAAGTATTCTCAGGTCTATCAGAACGTGAATACTTTGATCGAATGCAGGACTATGCAGTCGAATTTTACCTCACAGGGAAGAACGACCCCAGTGAATTTACTACTAAAATGATAGAGGAGGAACCAGATTAATGGCAAAAACGTTTAGTATGGGTGTAAATATTGAAAGTCGCCCGAAAAAAACTCGACAAGGAACCGGAAAACACTCGAAATACGCGGCTACCTCGCGTAACTCGGCTCGTAAAAGACCAAGGGGGCAAGGAAAATAGATGGCCTGTCTGATTGCGAATTTACCTTCTTATGAAGTATGGGTGAGAAAGGAGTATTTGACCGACCACAAGAGTGGTCATGGCGAATTTGTAAAAGGAGTATGGGTATCCGCGAAGTCAATACCCGGTAGAGCATTCTATTTTGAGACATATTTGCCCGAATATGCTGCAATGTTCGATAAATTACCGATTTCTGCGTTTACAACCGACCCAGAACTACCAAAACCAGACATGACACTGCATAATTTGCAGTTTTGGAACTGTATGGACTATGGTGTGGTCGCTGTTCAGAAGCAATTTATCGGTTCAATGCACTATGAAGTGATGACAAGGGACTATGGAACACAAACTGGCACATATATTTGTACTTTAGACAATTATCATCAGGATGTTGACTCAATTGACTACTCAACAAGTGAACAGCCTGCCGAACATAAGTCTCATAACCTCTTAGAACTCGATAATGGACAGTTTTGTCTCTATCCAAACAACAGAATGAGGATATTTGACAACAGTATCACTCCTGAGACACCTAAGAATCCTGATTTTAAGGTTTCAACAGTGTATTATCAGGTGGAGAACGGTCATGATCGTGATGGATTGGGTTCAGAAGAGAATTATTTCTGGAAAACAGCAAAAGAACGCAAAGAAAACCCAGAATTGGGATAAATATTATTTTTTGAGGCAAAAAATGGTTGTAAAAGTTGATAAAAGTGAAGAATTTGTCAAAAGTGGCAAAAAATTGATAAGCGAATACCCTGTGATTCGTGTAAAACCATCAAAATTGAAAAAATAAGATGAAAAATGCTCATATGGGCACACATTTACTTGTTGAAGTGTATAATGTACCTTTTGATAAGTTAAATGATGCAAAGATGATTGAACAAGTATGTGTTGATGCTTGTAAAATTGAAGGTGTTAAGGTTCTTAACACATATACGCATCAATTTGAACCTCAAGGAGTGACTTGTAACTTAACTTTGGGTGAAAGTCACCTTTCTTGCCATACTTGGCCTGAAAAAGGGTGTGTTGCCTTCGATATTTTCACTTGTGGAGCAAAAAATCCACGTTGTGTAGCATGGTGGATACTAGAATATTTCGATACAGACGATTATGTGATGAAAGATTATCCGAGATAGGTATAAATAATAAAAAAACTCTGTTAAATGGCAGTAAAACGTATATCAAGAGCATTTAAAGACATAAATTTGTCTTTTGAACCTCATCCTGTCACAAAAGATCTTACTGTATTGCGTAATGAAAACGCAATCAAGAGGTCTGTGAGGAATATTGTGCAAACAATACCTACGGAGAGGTTTTTTAATTCAATCTTAGGTTCTGATGTACGTAATTTACTATTTGATAACTTTATAGACT